ACCGGAGTATATATTAAGTTATGAAGATTTCAAAGCAAACGATACTCACTTGGTGGAGTACTACAAAAGAGAAGTTCCCTACTATCTTTTGGGAAACGACAGGAACTATGATCTACCTTCTGTCGATGTTGTTAACACCGTGTGCCCTTGTGCTGGTTTGTCTAGCCTCAATACTACGGCATCTTCTGACGCTGCTGCTAACGATTGGATGCTTACCTCTGCTAATTATGTCTTGGGTACACTCAAACCTCAAGTATTCTGGGGTGAAAATGCACCAAGACTCGCTTCAAAAATGGGGCAGCCGATTGTGGAAAATCTCAGAGCAATTGGAAGAGAGTTTGGATATACTTTCAGCTTATATAAAACGAAGTCTCTCCTCCATGGACTCGGACAAGTAAGAGATAGATCATTTTATTTTTTCTGGAAAGGTGATAAAGTTCCTCAGTTTGAATATATAAAAAGGGAACATGAAAAAATTGAGGATACGATACGTTCCGTGAAACGCAGATCTGATGATCCTATGAATGTCCTCACAAATACAAGTGTTCCTTCACAAGACCCATACTACCGTTATGTCTTAGAAGAAATGCACGGTGGTATAACTCATAAAGAGTTTCAAAATAAAATAAAGAAAAGCTATGATGTTCTACATTACATAGAAGATAATGAACATTCTTATGACGGTGTAGCAAATTGGATGTCTTCACACGGCTATGAAAAACAAGCACAGCGTTGTAAAGTAATGTATGAAAAATTAGCATCTGGTGGAAACATTATGAGAAGAGGTGTATATGTGCCAAAGAATTATATTGGTGCTTTTGTAGGTAGCGCACCTACCAAACTTACACATCCAGATGAAGATAGATTTTTAACAATAAGAGAATGCTTAAGCATTATGGGATTACCTGAAGATTTTATACTACAAGGTGGTCTTAAAAATTTAAATCATATTTGCCAAAATGTACCAGTCACAACAGCAAGTGATATGGCAGAACATGTTTTAAAATTTTGTGATGGTAGATTGAACAATCAGTTATGGGATCAAGACTTTATGGTACAAGATAATCGAAAGCAATCAATAATTAGTGAAAATAAACCTTTACAATTAGATGCTTTTATGGTATAATTATATTATTTGTAGGAGAATAGCATGTCAATAATGGATAAATTAAAAAAGAATAGTAAAAGTGATTTTACTTCGATACTTTCTGATTCCAAATTTTTTAATGAAAAAGATATGGTACCAACTAGTGTACCTATGATAAACGTAGCATTATCAGGTTCAATGGACGGTGGTATAACACCGGGCTTAACTGTATTAGCTGGTCCATCAAAACATTTTAAAACATCATTTGCTTTGATTATGGCAAGTGCATATTTAAAAAAGTATGATGATGCTGTATTATTATTTTATGATTCAGAGTTTGGTTCACCGCAAGCATACTTTGAAAACTTTGATATTGATACAAGTCGTGTATTACATACACCAATAACAAATGTAGAAGAACTTAAGTTTGATATGATAAGTCAACTTGAAGGTTTGAATCGTGGTGATAAAGTAATTATCATTATAGATTCAGTTGGTAACCTTGCATCTAAAAAAGAATTGGAAGATGCAATCAATGAAAAGTCAGTGGCAGATATGTCAAGGGCAAAAGCACTTAAAGGTTTGTTTAGAATGACAACACCATATTTAAATATGAAAGACATACCTTTACTTGCAGTTAATCATACTTATAAGGAAATAGGTTTATTTCCAAGGGATGTAGTATCAGGCGGTACCGGCATATACTACAGTGCAGATAATATTTGGATTATTGGTAGACAACAAGATAAACAAGGTACTGAAATAAAAGGCTACCACTTTGTTATCAATGTGGAGAAATCAAGATATGTTAAAGAAAAGTCTAAAATTCCTATTTCTGTTAGTTGGGACGGCGGTGTGCAGTATTGGTCTGGCCTGCTTGACGTTGCTATGTCTGGCAATTATGTTAGTAAGCCCAGCCCTGGTTGGTACTGCAGAATTGATAAATCAACTGGAGAATTGGTGGAACCAAAAGTTCGAGAAAAAGACACGTTAAACGAAGAGTTTTGGCAGCCTATTATTGAAGAAACCGATTTTAAACAATATGTCACTAATAAGTATTCAATACTTAATAATGTAGTTAATCTTGAAAAATTGGATCAACATTAATGGTTTTAGTTGAGGATAAGCACTATCAAATAATTCCAGATAAAGGTGATGAACAAGCTTGGAATGTAAGAATACTTTCAGGCACGTTCACCGAAACCGTGTTGAAGTTTGGTGTAGTAAAATTTAATGGGAAAGGTAAAGACAAATACATGTCATTTAACTTTGACATTGTTTACACACCAGACACTGAACTTACTAAAGAAAATAAAAAGCTTCAAGAGTTTGCTGGTATTATGTTGGAGCAAATAATGGCAAGAGGTATTGAAGAAGGTAATGTATTAACAAGAGAGGTGAAAGATGAAAGTAACGACTAGTCAAAGACTTATATTATTAATGGATGAAATTGCAATAGCAAAAAGTAAATTGCAACCGCATGACACTGGTCATATTCATACTTCAATAAGCTACTTAGAAAGTAGAGTTGAAGAAGTACAAAAAGAAATAGATGAGGAATTAAGAAAAGCTGCCTATGCCTACTAATTTAGAACAAACTATATTACGTAATCTCTTAACTGATGAAAAGTATATGCGTAAAGTATTACCTTTCATCAAACCTGATTACTTTGAAGGTATATATCGAATACTATTTCGTGAAGCTGGTAAGTTTGTAGCAAAATATAATAAGCTACCAAACGCCGAATCATTTAAAATAGAACTCGATAATGCCGATAAATTAAATGATGAACAATATAATTTGGCTATGGATATTGTACCACAATTATTTGCTGGTGAAAAGGTAGATGATAAATGGTTATTGGACACTACAGAAAAGTGGTGTCAAGACCGTGCAATATATCTTGCAATTATGGAATCAATATCAATTATTGATGGAAAACATGAACAATTAACTAAAGGTGCTTTACCTGATTTATTAACTAAAGCATTAGGTGTTGGCTTTGATTTAAAAGTTGGTCACGATTATGTAGAAAATGCGGAGGATAGATATGAATTTTATCATACAGAAGAAGACAGGCTTCCATTCGATTTGGAATACTTCAATACCATTACAAAAGGCGGTGTCCCGCGTAAGACTCTTAATATTGCTCTCGCTGGTACCGGTGTCGGTAAGTCTTTATTTATGTGTCATGTTGCTTCCTCAGCTTTAGTACAAGGTTTCAATGTTTTATACATCACAATGGAAATGGCTGAAGAAAGAATTGCAGAAAGAATAGATGCTAATTTACTTGATGTTCCTATTGATCAACTCGATAAAATATCAAAAGACAGGTTTTCTTTGATGGTCAACAACATTGCAAAGAAAACTACAGGTAAATTAATAATTAAAGAATATCCAACCGGTTCTGCACATTCCGGTCATTTTCGTGCATTATTAAATGAACTTAAATTGAAAAGACAATTTGAACCTGATTTAATATTCATAGATTATTTAAATATCTGTGCATCATCAAGAATGAAAGGAATGGGCGGTGCAATCAACTCATACTCTTACATTAAAGCAATTGCTGAAGAATTACGTGGCCTTGCGGTCGAGTTCGACATACCGATCTTCTCTGCAACGCAAACGACTCGTAGTGGTTATTCTAACTCAGATATTGGGCTTGAAGATACCAGTGAGTCTTTTGGATTACCCGCAACCGCGGACTTAATGTTTGCTTTAATATCTACCGAAGAACTCGAACAGCAAGGCCAGTTCATGGTAAAGCAATTAAAGAATCGTTACAACGATCCAACACTACATAAAAGATTTGTAATTGGTGTTGATCGTAGTAAGATGAGATTGTTTGATGTAGAAGACAATCAACAAACACTTGTAGATGATACACCAGTGTTTGACAAAACAGAAACCGGAAAAAGATTTAAGGATTTTAAATTATGATAAAACATTATATAGCAATACTGTGGTGCCTAGCTTTTTGGGGCGGGTTCATTACTGGTAAAAGTGCATTTGCAGGTGAATGGAATGATAAGCCAGTTGTTTGCGAACAAAAAGATCAATTTGAAAGTTTGATGGTTGAACAAGGTAAAATAATTTTAGGTGCAGCTGATATGTTTGCCACTGTTAGAAACAAAGATGGATTAAGTGATATTCCAGCAGTACTTCCAATGCGGCTTTATGTAAACTTATCTAACAAACATTTTACAATAGCCGAATGGCATAGAGATTATAATACTTATTGCATTTTAGCTTATGGAGAAGAATGGCATATCATAGGAGAAAAAAGCTGAATGTTTTATGATATAAAAAAGTTAACTGAACTTGAAAAAGAACTATCTGAAAACTTAATGCAAGCAGATGGAAAGACATGGGAAAAAGAATTTAGACCATTTTGGGTAAACTACAGAGGTGACATACCAAAATGCTTGATGGTCATAAGAGAATATCGAAGTTTATTAGAACAAATGGAAGCGAATAATGGCAAAACCTGAAGTATATAAAGTAGATCCAAGACAAATACATATTGATCAGCGTAAACAAGATACAAGAAGAGACGCTTGGGATAGAGATTATATGGGCTTTTATTATTTGAAGGAGGAGCCAAAAAGTAAAAAGCGAATATCTAATGCAACTCCTGTTTTTATATTTGCTTTTTTTTATATTTGTATTTTAGTAATGATAGATTCGATGGGGTAAAAATGATAGCAAGATTAGTTAGTTATTCTCAACCAACCAGCATTATAGGAATTGAAGATGTACAAGAGTTAATTGCATTTTCTGCAAGAGTTAGTAATCCTTCAAACCAAATGAATAAAGATACAAATCAAAAGTTACTTAATTATCTTATTAAACATAAACACTGGTCGCCATTTGAAATGGTAAGTGCTTGTATTGAAATCAATACTACACGTGATATTGCCAGACAAATTTTAAGGCATCGTAGTTTTAGTTTTCAAGAGTTTAGTCAAAGGTATGCAAATCCAGTAGAGGAGTTAGAGTTTGTTACACGAGAAGCGAGAATGCAAGATACAAAGAATAGACAAAATAGTGTTGAAGTTGATGATAAAACTATCCAAGATGAGTGGCAGCAAGAACAAAGAAAAGTTATCGAAGTCTGCAAACAAGCTTATAAAAATGCAATTGAAAAAGGAATAGCTAAAGAAGTTGCAAGAGCGGTCTTACCGGAAGGATTGACGGAATCAAGATTATATATGAATGGTACTATTCGAAGTTGGATTCATTTCATAGAATTACGTTCAGCTAATGGTACACAAAAAGAATGTATTGAAGTTGCAAAAGCTTGTGCAAAAGCAATAACAAATATATTCCCTATGGTAAAGGAGTTTGTGAATGAATAATAAATATACACAAGACATGACAGGCACCGGTCAACATGTTGAATTACCAGATCCCGGTCCCGAACCAGAACGATATTACGATTGGATGTTGTGGAAGCTAAGGCAAAGTCCTCAGTGGAGAGAAGCAATACACAGTAATAAAATAGAAAAGAAGACTGAATTTCAAACAGGAATATTTGAAGTGTTTAAAAACTTATTAAAAGGTAGCAGTCTTACATTAGCGCTTGTATACACGCTAGGACATATTTTTATTGCCGCCAATGTCGTATATTGGATGACAGGCGCCAGTCTCTTTGAAGCTGGTGTTGTAGCTCTTGTTGAGCCTATGTTCAATGGTGTTTGGTTCTATGTTCTTCATAGATTATGGAAGAAATATAGTTAACATATTAATCACTTTTTTTCATTTAAATGCATTTTCTCCTTTACATTTCCATAAAACTGTGGTAGAATATATCTATAATAAAAATTTATGGAGTTGAATTATGAATATCGATCAAGCAATGTTTAATAGACAGGAAAAGATTAGAAGGTTTCCTAACAGCGTACTCGCTAAACAGGATAAGTTTATGCAATGTCCTATAAACAGAAGACTTGTTTACGGTCTTCAAAAGCGTAGACATTGGAGCGAGTTTGCTCAAAGCATTTTGTCTTTTTTCGAAAAGACTGGTTTCATCACAACTAAGCAGTGTGTAGCTGGTAATGAATTCGTCAGAAGACAGGACGAAAGAGATGCTGTGAAAGCGGCTAAAGAAGCGGAGGATGTGTAATGAAAAAAATTGTATATGCAAGATGTCATTTTACTGATGATTATGTTAAGATAATATCTTATATGGGTATGGGTAATTACCACGTTGAATATCCAGACGGCGAAATGCAATTAGCACATGAGTCAACTTTAGATTTTGATGGAGCGTTATAATATGGGAATCTTTATAGGTAAACACAATAGATCATCTTCTTGGATTGGCAGGTTTGATCCAAAAAATCCAGAAGATATGAAAGAATATGAAATGGTTAAAGCAGTTGTAAGATCATGCAACTCACCAACTCGTAAGTTTAGAGTTGAAAAGAAAGGTAGAAAACCTACCGATGGTTTTGTTTACGGAGGCAATCCACGAGGTGGTATGAAGAATGCCACACTCTGGGATGTATACGTATATAAGAGGTATACCATATGATTATTGTAGATTATAGTGGTATTGCGTTGGCAAGTATCATCATCAATAAAACTTTTGATGAACAAATGATTCGTCATATGATACTCAACTCCCTTAGAATGTATCACAAAAGATACAAAGACGAATATGGCGAAATGGTACTTGCCGTCGACGCATCTAATAATTGGAGAAGGAAAGCTTTTCCACAATATAAAGCAAACCGTAAGAAAGATAGAGGTACATCTTCCTTTGATTGGAATGAAGCATTTCGTATCTTAAATAAAATACGTGAAGAAATTGCCGAAAACTTTCCTTACACCGTTATAAGAGTTGATGGTTGCGAAGCCGATGATGTTATAGGTACATTGGTTACAATGAATCCAGATCATAACAATGATTTTAATCCACAAAAATATATGATTGTATCTTCTGACAGAGATTTCTTACAATTACAAAGATTTCGAAATGTTAAGCAGTTTTCACCTCTTCTTAAAAAAGAATTATCTGTAGATAATCCAAGAGTGTATTTACAAAATCATATTATACGTGGTGATAAAGGTGATGGTATACCAAACATCTTATCCGAAGATAATGTATTTGTTGAAGGATTCAGGCAAAAGCCTATGTCACAAAAGAAAGTTGATGAAATTATTCAAGACTTGGAAGAAGGTGAATTACTATATGCTGCATCATGGTATCGTAACTATTGCAGAAATAAAAAATTAATTGATCTTAGTGAAACACCACCCGAGCTCAGAAGGGAAATTATAAATAACTTTATGGCGGATAAGCCAGATACACGATGGATGAGACGAGGTAAAGTATATCCATACCTTGTAGCAAACAGGTGTAATCAATTGATTGAAAGTGTACAGGAGTTTATTTAATGACAAAGTATGTATTCGAAATTCTTGAAGAAGTAGGTAAACAACGGACTCGAGATGAAAAGGTAAAGATTCTCAAACAAAATGAAACATGGGCTTTAAAAGATGTTATCAGAGGTACCATGGATTCTACAGTCGTTTGGAATCTACCTGAAGGACAACCACCATATACACCATCACCAGCTCATCATCACCCAGCTAATCTAATTAGAGAAAATACAAAGTTTAAATATTTTGTCAAAGGTGGTCAAGGTGATCAAATGCCGAAAGTAAAGAGAGAACAAATCTTTATTGGTATATTAGAAGGTGTACATCCTGAAGATGCGAAAGTAGTTTTATCTATGATTAATAAGAAAAATTTAAAAGGTATAACTAGACCTGTAGTAGAGGAGGCGTTTCCGAATTTACTGCAAGATTAAGAAAGGCAACGTATGTTACAACAACTTGAGCGTTTACAAAAAGATTCCAGTGAATTAGAAATTTATGCATTAAAACTGAAGAAGAGAGGTAGATTAGAAAAGATGAATAAGATACTCAAAAAGAAAGATTTCATTCAGAACCAAATCAAGTTGATTGATACGGAGGTAAGATTTTCGACTTAAAAGAAAGTTTTTTTATTTACATTTATTGAATTATATGGTATTATATTATTATTTAAGGTGAACATATGAATATTTTTATACTTGACAAAGATCCTATGAAAGCAGCAATGATGCTGTGTGACAGGCACGTTCCAAAAATGATTGTGGAATCTGCACAAATGCTCAGCACTGTCCATCGTTTACTCGATGGTACACCTGAAAAACGTAGGTCAAAATCCGGAAAAACAATGCAAACATATTACTCGTTCGGCGATGAACGTGATGATTTGTATTATCTTGCAGTTCATAAGTATCATCCTTGTACTACATGGACTAAAGAAAGTTTACAAAACTATAACTGGCATTACTATCATTTTTATGCTATGGCCAAAGAATTTGAATATCGTAGAGGTAAAAAACACTCTACATTTGAAAAACTCGGTGACTTACTCGCTAAACCTCCAATAAATATACCGGATATTGGATTAACGGAATTTGCTCAAGCAATGTCTCATTATCCAGATTGTATTGTGCCCGGCGATGCGGTACAAGCATATCGTAATTATTACCATCAAGCAAAATCATTTGCTAAATGGGAATGGGGCAGGGAAGCTCCAACATGGTGGAAAGGATATCAAGGTGCCTAAATATACAGTAAAGCCTTTAGAAGAAGGCGATGAATATGATATTGAATGTAGTGCCGACGAATTACAGGATTATCTTAAAAAGCATAACTGCATAAAAGTTTTAAAGTTTCCAGGGATTGTTGGACATACTGGCAGTTTACTTTCTAAAACTGACCAAGGTTGGAAAGATAATTTAAAAAGAATCAAAGCTAACTCGGGTAGAGGCAACACAATTAAAATATGAGCAAATCGATAGTTAAGTTTGAAGACTTAATTCAAATTGAACCAATAACAAAAAATCAAGTAAAAGCTTTTGAGTCATGGGCAGATGGTGAAAACCTAGTATTAGCCGGTTCCGCTGGTACAGGTAAAACATTTGTTGCCATGTATCTCGCATTGCAGACTTCTTTAGAACCTTCAACTCCATATCATAAAGTTATAGTGGTTAGATCAATTGTACCTACACGTGATATGGGTTATTTACCGGGAACTAAAGAAGAAAAGGTAGAACCTTTTGAAACACCATATAAAACTATTTCACTAGAATTATTCGATTATGATTCAGCGGTGTATAATAAACTTATAAATAATCATCAGATGGAGTTTATTACAACTTCATTCGTCCGTGGAACACAACTCAATAATGCTATCGTTATTATTGATGAAATGCAAAATTTAAACTTTCACGAACTCGATTCTGTGATTACACGTATCGGCCAAGATTGCAGAGTCATTTTTTCTGGTGATTACTATCAGTCAGATTTCCGAGAGGGATATGAACGCGATGGTATTCAAAGGTTCCTAAGAATAGTCGAACGGCTAAAGAATTTCAGTGTTATAACATTCGGTTGGGACGATATAGTGAGGTCTGACTTTCTCAGAGATTATATTATGACAAAAGAAATGTTAGGTATAAAATGAAATTTTTTTTAATAGTATCATTTTTGATAAGCAGCGCTTCTGTTGATAGACCTATGTTTGTTTTTAAGACACCGTCATTTGAAACTCAACAAGAGTGCCAAGAGTATGTTAACGAGATGCATATGCAAATATACCAAAAAGCAGCTGCATCATATAATTATAGGTTCACACCTGAAGCTATATATTGCATAACTAAAGATGCAGTGAAAGATATATTTGAGTATAATTATGGAACCAACGAAGGCAATAAAACAGGCGTTTAAACATGAAAAGATTGATATCGGATATCAAGACTTGGACGCAGAAACTAGTGATAGCGGGAGAACTTACACTACTCCTGACGGCAAGTCTTATCCTAGTATCACTACAGTTTTAAGTATATTAAATGAACATATAATTAAGGCATGGCGTGAAAGAGTCGGCGAAGAAGAAGCTAATCGTATAAGTGGCAAAGCTGCAAATCGTGGTACACGTGTTCATAGTATTGTTGAAAAGTATTTAAACAATGAAGATACTACAAACTTTTTGCCACATATCAGACAAAGTCTAGAAAATTTAAAACCAGTACTTGATGACAAAGTTGGACCAATCTATGGTTTAGAAGTTCCACTATTTAGTCATCATCTCGGTATTGCAGGTAGATGTGATTGTATAGCAAAATACAATGGTGTAACATCTATCATTGATTTCAAAACCTCAAGATACATCAAGAAAAAAGAGAAAATAAGTAATTACTTTGCACAAGGTGCCGCATATTCTATTATGTGGGAAGAACGTACTGGAATGGTGGCACCTAATATAGTAATAGTCATGGACGTAGACCATGAAAAACCGTCAGTCTTTGTTGAACATCGGGACAACTGGACTAAATTATTAAAAGATACAATTAAAGAATATAGAACAAGAAAGATGTTTGGTCACTAATGAAATTAACAGAAGCAATACAATTAAGATCTGAGTTTGAATTTATTACTAAAGGGTTCAATATGCCCGAAGGTTCTAGTATAGATACTATAGAATGGTTTATAGATAATGGCCATAGGTCAAATTCTTTGAGAAAAGGATTTGATGATGCACTAACGTTAGCGAAGGAAATAAAGGAGTTTAGCGATGGCTGCACAAAAAAGACTAGAAGCCGGAAGCAAGTACGCGTCTTTTGATAAAGACGGCGACGGAATTGTTACCGATGAAGAATTTGAAATGGAACAAAAATTGATACAATTAGAAAATGAAGATAAAAAACAAGATGCACAAAGAAACATGGCTTGGTTTGCTTTGTTTGGTATGTTACTTTACCCTGCTATTGTTGTTGCTGCAACGTTATTTGGACTTGATAATGCTGCAAAAATACTAGGCGATATGGCTGCAGTGTATTTTGTATCTGTTGCTGCTATTGTAGCTGCATTTTACGGCAAAGAGGCTTTGGCACAAAAGAAAAAATAATATAAAGTTTTGTGATGAAAAATTTAGTATTTCAATATTATATACCTTATGAATCGTTTGACGCTGATATGGGTGGTGTACAAATGCCTGAATGGGCACATGCCGGTTCACGTTCTGCAAAAGCTTATGCAGACTATTGTAATGCTGAGTATGAGTTATCACATGATAGATTTTTTAAAGAAATAGATCCAAGACTCGATTCAATTAAAATAATATTTGATGAAAAGTATGACGAATATGATCATATTTTGTCAATAGATCTTGACATGTTGATACATTCTGGTGTAAATGAAAACATCTTTGAAAAAGAAATTAAAGATGTTGCAATGGTGCATGAACTTGGCGTACATACAGGTGGTCCTGCAGGTTGGTTAAGTAGAGTTATGTATCAACCTTTATATAAAAGAGGCATAATTGCTTATGGTAAACATTTATGGGGAGAAGACTGGATGTTTCCAAAAAGTGAATTATACCCTGATGAAAAATTTAGATATATGAATGGTGGTCTACAACTTTGGTCGAAAGAAGGAAGACTAAAAGCTCGCAAACATTTCACATCAGTTGACAATTATATCTTACATACAAGATATACAGAACAAATGTATATTAACCTACAATTATCACAACCAATTTTTGAAGTAACAGAATTAGATACACATTGGAATAGAATGCCGTATCAGTGGCGTAGTGGACCTGACGGTAAAATTAATCATTTCTTGGCAAGAACTAAATTTGATATGCCGAGGTTAGAAAAAACGGAGTTAAGTATATGGGAAAGTTCTTAGAAGTAGCGGCTGAAAGACCAAGAGGATTGAATTGGGAAGTCATGAATTTAGCAACACATGCAGGTGTAGTAAAAGGTGATGCCACAAATTTACCACTACCATACAACGACAATGAATTCTTTGGTGTTTATTCTGAACATTTTATAGAACACTTGTTTAAGTATCAAGGTATAAATTTTTTTAAAGATGTTTTAAGAATACTAAAACCCGGCGGTGTAGTAAGAACCGTATGGCCACCTGAAGAATTTATAAATGTTTTAGTAAGTAATGATGAACTTACACCAGATCAACAAATGTTTGTAGAACATTATTATAATTTTTATATTGTCAAAGAACAATTTTCACCTCCAGGGAATAATCATAGAACCAAACGTGAACAGTGTGCACTTGGCCTACTACATCAAAAAGGTCAACATCATTATTTGTGGTCAAGAAAAGAAATGATGGAAACATTAAAAGACATAGGTTATACAAACGTTAAGATGTTTAATTATCAAGACAGCGGTGTACCTGATTTTAAAAATATTGATACGCCAGGAAAAATAAGAGCATTACATTCTGCAGTGGTGGAAGCAACTAAACCATGGTAATAACACTAAAGTTTGACGGTCAACAACAATTATTTCATTACTATTGGTTACCCTTAATATATAAGCATAATGAATGTAAATTTATTGTAGAAGATAAAACAACTAAAATGATATATCCAAAAGACGTCAATAATTTAGAAGTTGTTACCAACATAAATAATGTCAAACTAAGACAACCTGTATTACATTGTAAAATGAATAAAGTTCCAACATATAAAACAATGATTGACTTACAAGCAAAACGTGCAGGCGAGTACGAAGACTTTGGTGTATATTACGAGGTGTAAATGAAAAAAAATTTAATCTATCAAGTGTGGGCAGGTGATATGAGACCCGGCTGTAAGTACAGCGAAAAACTATTCCGTGAATATGCAGAAAGAATTGATGCAGATTACAGATTAGATTTAAGTCCTAATATTGCGAGTAAGCATGTTCCCGGTAAAGATGGCATGTATTTTGAATGGTTGAATCCAATATTAGATGATTCATTTTTAGAGTATGATAAAGTATGTGTAATAGACTTAGATGTTTTTCCTGTAGAAAATTTAAGTAATAATATATTTAGTGAATCTGTTAAAGATTTCGGCATATGCACTGAACCTTTTCAAGGTAAGTATCGAGAATCTGTAACGATAGGTGGAAACATAAATAGACAAAACGATGAAAGATGGGCAACTGTAGTTAAAAAACAATACGGTAAAGAAATGCCTAGAGACATTGATGGTTATTTAAAAGTTTATAATGCTGGTATGGTTATGTTTACTCAAAAAGGTATGAAACTTGCAAGAGAAAAGTTTGTACCGTTTCAAGAATATATGAATTATATAAGAGGCCACGGCCTTGGTAGATTTTATAGTGTTGATCAAAATTATTTTCATGCCATGATGGTTACTCATAGTGACTATACTGAGATGGAAAATGGTTGGAATAATTATGTACACTATACGCGTGGTCCATTAGGATTACAGGATCCAGTGCATGATAGTAGAAACGCATTTACTAAATTTGTGCACGTTCAACTAAGTGGTGCAGATTATTTTACTGAAGAACAATTATATCATATTACTAATTCACCAAGATCAAAATGGAAAGTGGAAGGTGTATAATGCTTACAGCTGATTTAGGTCATGTAAAAACCGTAGAAGAATTTTACAAATCAATAAGACTTCAACAAGAAGTTGCACATGGTAAATCATATTGTGATCAACATGATGCCATTACAAAATACATGAAAGAATGTGATTCGTATAAAGAATTAGGTACACACCAAGGTGGAACCGCTGCATGTGCTATGTTAACGAAACCAAAATACATTGAATTGATAGACATCAATCATTACAAGTACAGGTGGAAACTACAAGAGTTAGCTGAACCTTATTGTAAAGAAAATAATATTGAGTTAGTAGTGAAAGATGTTGATTCAGGTTCTTTAGCATCATTAGGTGCACCTGTCGATATGATGTTGATTGATTCATTACATCGTCCAGATCATATGAAAAAAGAATTAGAACTACATGGTGTTTCTGTAAATAAGTACATTATTGCGCACGATACTTTCGTTAATCAATCACTGCATCAATGTCTAGAAAATTGGTGTAATGAAAATCGTGCTTGGAAAGTACATGAAAGGGGCATGGTAAATGTTGGTTATACGGTGTTAAAGAAGAATGCGTAATTTAATACTGCAACACTTTGACGGTGAAATGAGACCACTCGATTATGAGTCACAGTGGAATATTATGGATTATGCCGATATGATAGATGCAGACTATAAACTTATTATAGGTAAGCCTTTTAGACAAAATTTAACAAATGCGTGCCAAAAAGTACATATGATACATGAAGAGTTTGACGAATGGGATAATGTATTAATGTTAGACATTGATATGTTTAGGCCATCTAATATGTATGTGAATGTATTTAAAGAAAAAGGCATAGGATTATATGCATCTGTACAACAAAATTTACATAAAAGATTAGTACATTGGCATCCTATGTTGGCGAGTATGAGTGCACCTTACTGGGGTGGCGCAATCTATAAAATGGATAGACATACAAGACAAACATTACGTAAACAACTTGGTGGTAACGAAGGGTGGATGCAGAACTTTAATAAACCTTACAATTATGAAGATGAAGGTATAATGCATGTTTTAGCATTTAGATCAGGCATAAAAATAGAACATCCGTATATGGATCCTAAATGGTGTCAGTGTTCTTTTCTACCAAATCCAGAAAATGCAGGTTTTATACACGTAAGAACTAAAATAACTCCGCAAGGACCAAAGCAAGATAAAATGTTAAATTGGCAAAAGCTAGTTGATGAAAGAGTATTAAGCGCATATAGGCCAGTGGATAGTAATGCTACAGACACTATTACAGAGATATAAATCTAAAAGATTAAAATATCATTTATACTATGATAGATATTTTTATAATGATAGATTAAAACCTTTTATCATATTACAAGTCGGTGTAGAACCTAGTTTACAGGTTTGGCAAAGATACTTTCCAAAATCATTAATTTACTGTATTGATAAATTCGATAGATATGATCCTAAAGATATTTCTTACTTAGAAGAAAAACGAATTTATTGGTCAAGATGTGATGTTAATAACAATAAACAATTAGATGATGTCATGAAAAATGTATGGAATAGTCCACGGTTTAATATTATAATAGATAATACTAATAATTACGAAACATTAAGAAAATACGGCATAGGTAAATATTATAAAGAGGTAAACGATGAAATCTTTTGTCATAGTTGTCAAAGATAATAATATATCCGAGTCAGGTTATCAAGAGCTTAAAGAAAGCTATGATAGGTATGGACACGATGATGGCATTGAGCCTTATTATGCCGTGGAGATAGATAAAGTTGAATTGATAAGTAAAGCAAATGGATTAGAATGGAATTATCCATGGGAAGGTCAAACAACTGACTTAAAAACAGGTTTACTTAAAACTGCATATCCTACTGCAGATAAACGTAAACGCATGTCTTGTTTCTTAAGTCACTGGTATCTTTGGCAAAAATGTAAACAATTAGATGAAACCATTTGTGTTCTTGAACATGATGCGAGATTCATAAAACAGTTACCAAGTGATAGAACATTTAGAAATAGTAACTTTGATATTGTTGGAATTAATGATCCATCAATGGCAACTCGTAAATCAAAATTATATCACGATAAAATATTAGAAAATCCAAGTTTCTTTCAACCAGTTCCTACTATTGATGAGTTCAATGTACCGCAAGGATTAGCTGGTAATTCTGCATATGTAATTAAACCAAAAGGTGCACAAAAGATGATTGATTTGGCAGCCGAACACGGTATGTGGCCAAATGACGCATTGATGTGTAAACAATTAATTCCTGAAATAGGTGTAACCCGTAACTTTTATACAAGAGTACAAGGATTGAGGTCAACGACAACGCTATGAAGATGTTTGTAATAACAATAATGGAAAATGAAAGATCAGTGCAGGTTGCTGATAGATGTGTAAAAAGTGGTTTGGTGTTTGGTTATAAAATAGAAAAACATCCAGCATACTCACCACAAAATTGTAATGTTTATAAAGAACTTGATAAATTAGGTTATGATAAAAAAGGATTCAGCGAAGTATACAGTAGAATAGATAACTGTATAGCAGGTTTTTTAAGTCATCATAGTTTATGGCAAAAGTGTCTTGACTTAAATGAACCTATAGTAATATTTGAACACGATGCGGTGTTGATAAATGATGTACCAAATCTTGTTTTATTTGATATTTTAAATTTAGGTAAACCTTCTTACGGTAAATTTAAAACACCATCATATATAGGTTATGGTTCATTAGTTTCTAAACCGTATTTCCCTGGTGCACATGCATATCGAATTACACCAAGAGGTGCGGCAGATTTAATTAATGAAGCTCAACTTAGTGCAGGTCCTACAGATGTATACATACATTCCAGTAAATTTACATTAGGTGAATTTTATCCATGGGTTGCTGAAGCAAGAGATAGCTTCACAACAATACAAAGTAAACAAGGTTGCTACGCAAAACATAATTATGGCGAAACATATGAAATTATATGATGAAGCATTTTTAACAGGCTGTGATGAAACACAAGCATGGATGATGCATTGGTTCATAAAGAACTTTAAAAAACATTCTAAAAAACCATTAATATTTGCAGACTTTGGTGTAAGTAATTTAAATTTAAATGTTATGAGAGCTAATTGCCATGCTATTCTTGATATGACAAAAACACCTGAAAAGGGATGGCTCAATAAACCAGTATCAATGTTAAATTGTCCTGCAAAGAAAACAGTATGGATCGATACTGATTGTGAGATAGTCGACAATATTGACGGCATATTTGATTTACTTGAACCAGAAAAACTTAACATGGTAAAAGATGAACCATGGACTAAAAGATCTGGTTCAACATGGCATAACTCAGGTGTTGTTGGTTTCATAGATAAACCTATAATACTACATCAGTGGCGTAGTGCTTGCAAAACTCGTCCTTTATCAGGAAATGGCGATCAAGAAATATTACACGGAATGTTAAATGAAATTACTAAAATCAAATATATAAATGATTTACCAAACGAATACAATGTATTAAGAATACAAACCGAAGTCGATAAAGATTATGATGGTCATATAAGAATTATGCATTGGACTGGCTATAAAGGAAAACAAATAATCGATAGCAAAAAATGGGATTGATATGAAAAGAACTGTTCATATTGTAGGTAATGGAGACCACGCCGGTTATTTTTGGAATGAACCAAGACACGGCATGAAATTAACATGTAATGTTCCACCATTTACACCTCCACAAGTTTACGCAACAATCATGGTTGATTTTAAAATGATGAAAGCAATACATGAAGGTTCGGTTACTGTAGGCGGTGAATGGATTATTGGTATGCGTCCAAAGATATACATGCAAAACAATCCAACATTTCATTTAAAGTATTCGCATCACATTAAAGAATTTTATACAGAACTACCAAAGTATGTAGCAAACTACACAGACTTTAATTGTGGTCACATGGCAGTACACTATGCAGCAAATAAATGTAAAGCTGAAGAAGTACACATGTATGGGTTTGATTCTTTATTTGATTTTAATCTTAGAAGCACGTCTGATTTATTCTTAAATTCAGATAGAGGTAATAGTAATAATAATAGATTGGCAAACAACTGGAGGCCTGTTTGGGAAAACATGTTTAAAGAGTTTCCAAATACTAAATTTATTCTATATCATAAGCACAACGCAATCAAATGTACTATATCAAAAAATGTACATATAGTTACATATGATAAAATGAAATCACCAAATTAACGTATAAGTCGTATATATATTATGATTTATGTAAAAAAAAGGAAACGCTATGACACAACTTATATCACCCCAAAAATTTACTGACACTGTTGGCCTACTAAGGTCATTTTTTTTGGAAAAAGGATTTTTGGAAGTACACACTCAAAACAGATTATCGATACTGGCGGCATGTGAAGATCCCTTTAATGTTGCCACTTACAATTATGCAGGTCAGGTTTGGCCGCTGCCGCAGACAGGTCAAATGTGGTTAGAACACGAATTATTATCCAGCCCCTCAAGTAAGGGGTTTTTTTGTGTCTCCACTTCGTATAGGCAAGAACCAAATGCAATACCGGGTAGACACGACATCATCTTTCCAATGTTTGAATTTGAAATGCCGGGTAACATACATGATCTTGCAAGAATGGAGTATGAACTCGTTGAATACTTAGGATTTAAAAAGCCTACAGAAAAGAAATATTCTGATTGGCAGAAAGAATACGGTGTTGATGGAGAACTTACTGCAGAGCATGAAGGTAAGATGTTTGATGATTACACTACAACAATGATTACAGACTTTCCAGAATTTACGAGTCCATTTTGGAATATGAGTCGATATGAAGATGGAATACATTCAAAGAAGATTGATGTTATTCTTGGAGGTATGGAAACAATAGGATCAGCGGAAAGATCTACAGATGTAGATCAAATGCGTGATACATTTCATACAATTACTGACGGTGCATACTCTAAATTGTTATTTGATTTATTCGGTAAAGAAAGAGTAGAAGCCGAGTTAGAAGAGTTCTTGAAGTTTGATTTCTTTCCACGAGTTGGCGGTGGTATTGGAATGACAAGAATGATTGCGGCTTTAGATACTATCTAATAGTTATTGCTGGGTGGCGGAACGGTAGACGCGGTAGGTTGTTTCCCTATTGTCAGGCAGGCGTGGTGGTTCGAATCCACCCCCAGCAGCCAACTTTTTTTCATTTTTTTTCACTTAAATGCATTTTTTCCTTTACAAACGGTTTTTTTTGTGGTACAATATATCTATAAAATAAAAAATTAAGGAGTTGAAATTATGAAGCATTTAAATAATTTAATAAAAGGTACAATCGAAGATTCTAAGGCACCTTGGGCTATCAGCGAAGATATGGTTGATATGTACAAGCAAGATGCTAAAGATTTCAAAGATATACTTAATATGATTAAGGATAAAAATTATTCTGGTGCTAAGAAGTTAATTCAGTACATGGACACTTTACCTAGAGAAGGTGCCATCGTTGCAATCGCTCGTGACTTAGGTAATTCATGGGTTGCAGAAAATCTTGGCTATGAAGTTAATTAATGCATTTTTTCCTTTACATTTGCGGAAAACTGTGGTAGAATATAACTATAATAAATAATGAGGGAGTATATTATGGCAAAAGTAAAAAGTTTAATGATGGATTTACAAGAAGAGTTTTACGGTAAAGCTCTTATCCTTGTTAAGGATAGTGATTCAGCATGGGAAGCTCAACAAAAAGTTGAAAAACTTAGAAAAGTTGAGTACAACTGGCTTGATCAGTTTGCAATTGCTGAAGAAGTAGAGAATGCTTGGTATGCCAGTTAATCATAAGAATCACTTAAAAGGTTTACTTATTGGCGCAATAGGATTTCTTGGACTAGGATTTTGTAGTCCACCTGCGCCAGCAGCTGAACCAATTGAAAGTATGCATAAACAAATTATATGCATGGCAGATAACATATATTGGGAAGCACGTAATCAACCTGTAAAAGGTATGTGGGCAGTGGCATTGGTTACTGACAACCGTGTTGAAGATGACAGATTTCCAAACACACATTGCGAAGTAATTAAACAAGGTCCAACAAGTAAGTGGTGGTTTGAAAAACACGGTAAGGTAGTACCTATAAGGCATAGATGCCAATTCAGCTGGTATTGTGATGGTAAAAGTGATGAAGTACCTCTATACGATATTGATGTATATCGAATTGCTTTAGCAATAGCACAGAAAGTTTTCTTTGGTTCTTACAATGAAGATATAACAAAAGGTGCTACACATTATCACGCAGATTATGTGTTTCCATCATGGCGTAAACAAAAAACTAAAACATTAGTGGTGGCTAATCATATATTCTATAGATGGGAAAAATAGTGTCAGAATACACCGATGAAAACAAAATGCCGGCACACACTAATGTTAGTGAATATGCATTCTTTACTGAAAAGGAATGTGATGAAGTAAAGCAATATTGTTACGATATTGAAAAGAAACTAATTGATGATGGATTTGATAAAAACTCAGGTCATGAATCATTAGGTAATGTAGTAACTACTGTTAACTACTTTCGATACAATTTCTTTGCAGATCATCCAGCATATGCGGATAGATTAGTAGAATGTTTATATAAGACTAATCAATATTTGGAGTGGCCTATTGTTTGTCAATCATGGGTAAACGTATATCACAAAGGACAAGGTATAGGTTGGCATAACCATCAAGGCACTATGGGTAGAAGTTTTAGCGCAAACATATTCATTGATGGACCAACAAAACCCGGCATAACTTTTAAACAGTTCGGTGAAAAGGCAAAAGTATTTGAAAACAAAAAAGGTACAATACAAATATTTCCGTGTGAGTTAATGCACATGGTACCAGAAACAAAAGAAGAAAGAATTACGATTGGTATAACATTGCATAGTTATCCATCAATCACAAAAGGTTTGATAAATCAATTAGCGTTTAATTCAAGAGATTATAAAGGTTCAATAATTTTAACAAAGGAATATTATGGATAAGTCAGTTTTTTGGGAACACTATTGCATGGTGGAAAGAGATATTATGGGATTTGAAAAAGGTGTACCTTGTGATTGGTGTGGAATGGAAGAACCAATTAAGATAGTAGTAAGGAACGATGACGAAAAGGGAATTGAAGAAGAGTAAGATGCTGGATTTTTCACACATGAAAAAAGTGGTGAATCAACCGCAACAAGAAAAAGACTTTATGGATAAATACAGAATCATTATAAAAGAATTAAGACAAAGACTAAATAAACTTAGAGGAAAAATATGAAACGATTTGTATATGACAGTTGGAATGGTGTAATGAATTACAGATATAATCCATTGAAGAACATTCCAGACTTACAAGTGAGACACATGGTAATGCAAATACTTGCATGGATGTGGTGTATAGCATTCTCAATGTACTTTGGTAGTATGTGGGTTTTTGGCTTTACTGCAATCGCACATATGTTTATAATTAGTGCAATAGTAGTTACAGTTGCAACATTTTCTTCAGCGCATAAACTTAACTGGACATACCATACACCAAGCCGTGCAAGAGCAATGTATTATAATGGTAAAAGAATTGAATTAGATGAAAATGATGTTGGAGGTGAACACGAATGATACACTATAAATTTAATGAAGATGAAAATTTACATGAGTTAAAAAAACATATTGACGCAACATACGATAGTCACTACTCAAAGGAACAATTCCAAGCAACGGAATTCATAGTTGACGGTGGCCACGGTACAGGATTCTGTATCGGTAATATTATGAAGTACGCGCAAAGATATGGTAAGAAAGGTGATTCTGCTCAAGCCAGAAAAGACTTAATGAAGATATTACATTATGCCATCATTCAATTACACGTACATGATTTAAACGAAGCAACCCTTCCTATAGCTGATATTGATTCAGATGTTCAGTATACTACTGTCAATAACCTGACAGTGTAGTATGTCAAATAATAGCCACTGTCAATTTTTTGACATCATATAAATATTACTGTAGGAGTAATTATGCCAAAAATATCTGAAAACACCGGCGTTGAAATGCCGATAAGAAATTTAGTGTCCATCATCATAGCAGTGGCTGTAGGTGTATGGGCATACTTTGGTATTAT